TGGGAACCACTGTCTTATCATTAGCTCTCACACAATACACGTTTACCGTAAATTCGGCCAATGCGACTGCTGGGGCCGTCTATAGCAATAATGGGGTAAATTTCACAGTTTCCGCCACGATTGCCGCTCAAACCACTCTTCTTTGTACTGGAACCGGAGATCCCACCTCTTCTGGCACCTTAACTCTGGTTAGCGGGACTGGAGATGCAACTATTACATTTTCAGCGGTGACAGAATCCACGGCTTTGACCATGTCTAGAGCTGCGACCTCGACGGGAACCATTACCACTGATTTCTACGCACCCGCAGCTTTCATCTATATGGAATCAGATCAACAGGTTTCCGTGATATATAACAATGGGTCCGCTATGGTTTTGAATCCCTTTCAGGTCAATGGGTTAACTCAACCAGCGGTGTTTTTTATGGCGGCTCCGATTTACTCTCTTACTGTAACCAATCTGAGTGCTACTACCGCTAATGTCTTTTTTGCTTCCATGGGCTAATCGATGACTAAAGACGATCAACCAAAAAGTGCTATTAAACGAGGAATGAGTCTGACTCTTTCCGATGCTACTAGTATGAATCCTCTCGACGACTTGAAAAAGAGTAGGCCCGATCTTTTTCCTCTCGCTAAAGCCCTATCCGATGCAACCGGAAAGGCTACCGAACGCGCACCGGCTCTTACCTTCATGGAGAGCCCAAATTATAACGATGCCTACGCTGGTGTTGTTAAGGCCAAGCGTAATGAAATTCCAGATTCTATTCTTAAGATGGTTAGAACTCAAGATCACCTTGTTGCGGCTATCTTAAGAACTCGTGGTGGCCAACTTAGTCAGTTCGGTAAAAAACGCAAAGATCGTTTCGATAAGGGCATGGAGATCTCCATCAAGCCTGAATTCTTCAAGCTTCTTAGTACCGAACAATTTGAAAAAGTTACGGAGCGCATCAAACGATTAGAAACCCTCCTTTTAAATTGCGGCCATACCGAAGGACTTGAGAATCAACAAAAGATGACGCTCAGTCAGTTCCTGAATATCCAAGTGCAGAATGCCTGCACTTTTGGTTGGATGGGAACTGAAATGATTTATGATCGGGAAACCGATCCCGATAGGAGTGGAGACTTTCCGTTCAATCGCTTTAGACCGATTGATGCTGGCACTATTTACAAAACCGTTCGGAATGGTGAAAGTGCAGGCGTCAACACTCGCATTCTTGCTATCAAAGAACTCGAACGCATCACTGGCGACAAGATCAAAATTGATTACGACAAGCTCCGAAGTGATGTCTATGCATATGCCCAGCAGGTAGAGGGGATCGCCAAACAATATTTCACTCACAAAGAATTGTTGATGCATGATTTTTTCCCATCGACCGATGTGGAGAAGAATGGCTATCCAATTCCACCTATTGAGACCGCTATTAGTTCTATCACTACCCACATTTCGATTGACACTTGGAAACGGCTCTATTTTCAAAACGGTAGAGCTACTCGTGGCGCGTTGGTTATCAGTTCTGATGATGTCGATAGTCCAACACTTGAAAAGTTCAGACAGGAATTCCAAGCTTCTATTAATGGCGTTCAGAACTCTTTCCGTACCCCTCTCATGGGGATTAGTCCCAGCGAGAAAATTGACTGGCTTTCATTTGCTAACGACAAAGCCGACGACAGCTTTGAATTCATTTACGATCAAATCGCTCGAAATATTTTAGCAACGTTCCAAATGAGTCCGGATGAGTTACCTGGGTACGGCCACTTAAGTAAAGGTTCCAACAGTCAAACACTTTCCGAAAGTAATAATGAATTCAAATTAGAAGCTGCTCGGGATTCAGGCTTAACCCCTCTCATTCAACATTTTGAAACTTTTTTCAATCAGCGTTTAATTCCGATGATCGACCCAATGTTGGCAAAAATTGTCATTTTGAGATTTGCGGGTCTGGACGCAGAATCTAAAGAACAGGAAGCTACTCGTCTTCAGCAGGAAATGCCGACCAGTTTAAATTACGACGAAGTTTTATATCAAGTGGATAAAGATCCTATTGGTATTGGGATGGGTGGTGAAGTCCCGTTTAACGAACGGTGGCAACTCATCCTTGACAAGTACCTGGATGTCGGTCAAATAAAAGGCAGGTTTTTTGACAGTCCGGCTGCTTTTTCAGATCCTGCGCTTAGATTTAAACGAGATCCATTTAGTCTTCAATTTTACCAACTTTTAGCTACAACTTCTCCCAATACGCTTATAGCTATGTTCGCCCCTCGTCCTCATGCTTTAGACTTGCTAAAGATGAATATTTCTGATATGTTAGAGGAAGATGAGGATGAATAATAAAATGAAAACTTCCGTAAGAAAGTATACTCGCGAAAGTGTGATTGCTATAGCCGCTCCGTGTAACACTATGATGGAATTTAAAAATAAAAATCAGAGCGCATACAATGCAGCGCGAAGAATGAGATTGCTGTCGATTATTCGAATCGGCATGAAGGATGGCCGCATTAAGTGGACGAAAGAAAAAATTTTGGCTGAGGCTAGAAAATACGAAACTCCGTATGCGTTTCAATTGGGATCCAAAAATGCCTATCAGGCTGCGATTACTATGGGAATTTTGAAGGAAGCCTGTTCTCATATGAAAAGGGACTGTCATGAACCTTACAATAAAGAGAATTTAAAAGTTGTTGTAGCTAAATACGATAATCTATCGGATTTAAGAAGTAGGGATCCGGATGCGTATGCCGCCATTCTTAGATTAGATTTGTTGGTAGAACTAACAATCGATCTAAAAAGAGAAAGAAGTCTCTACACAGACGAAATACTAATAAAAAAATGTAAAAAATACAAGCATCGTATAGATCTCAAAGAAGAGGATTCAAATGTTTATGCGGCCTGCGTGAATAGAGGAGAAGATTTTCTAAATAAGGCTTGTAAGGACATGAAACCGTCGAATGGATCTTCTCGTACTGAAAAGAAAATTTTAAATGCTGTCAAAGAGCTATTTCCAAAAACAAAACAGCTCAAGAAAAGAAAGATCGAGATTTTAGGTAAGCCTCACATTAAAGGTTTCGACATCGACATCTTCATCCCTGAACTGATGAAGGGCATAGAATTCGATGGAACCTACTGGCATTCACCTAAAGGATTAAAACGTAGTAGAAAGCATTGGCCAGAAGAAGATATTTTGAATTATCACGGAATTAAAGACGACTACTTCGCTTCTATTGGTATTGAAATCCTCCACATTAAAGAAGAAAATTGGATTAAAGATAAGGTGGCATGTATCGCCGAAATCGAAAATTTTCTTGGAATTACTGGTTTCATGTCAGAAAGCGAACTCAAGGCGGCATAATTATGAAAAATCAAAATTGGAAATTAAAGTACGAGGATCTTAAGCTGAAGTTCATGGACGCCGTAGATGTGTCCTTTAGATTGGGCCATGAAGCTGGAGCCCAAAGCGCTCAATTGCAGCAAGCCCAACAGGATCAAGCCGCAGCACAGGCCGCCGCTCAAGGTATGTCTGGACAATCTGGGCAAGATCCTAATCAGCAGCCTGGTCAAGAAATGAATCCTTCGGAATCTCCGGATGGTTCGGAATTAGATCAGCACATTTCTAAATTGGAAGGTATGCTCCAAAAATCAGATCCAACGGCACCGCAAACTTTGGACCTCAAAAAGTCTTTGGAAGGCATCAAAGCATTCCAATCTAGCCTGAAACAGGCGTCAGACCTTAAGAAAAGCGAGAAAGCCATTACTGCCATCGGTAAAGCTATGAAGCCTGCCTTTACTCTCAGTAAAGGCGCTACGAAGAACCTAAGTGAACATGGCAAAAAAGCTCTTAACATGCAAGAACAAATTGTAAATGATGTCATGAAATCATTTGCAGAAGAAGAAGCTCACGCCGCCGCAGCTATTGCTAAAACACTCAATTTCGAGCAAGTCCTGAAGGACTAACCTATGTATGGCATCTCTAGTTCCGGCAAAGATGCGATTGAGATTGCTATCTCGAAAATGTTCGACGCTCTCTCCTATAAGCTCTTAGGCAATATCCCTAAAGTCCGCAACAAATCGCCATTTTATCAAAACGTGCCCGCGCTAAGCCTAGCCTATATCTTCATTCAAGCCTTAGGAAATAAAGAACCCAACCATTACGAACGCGATGTTTTGCGTGGGATCCTAAGTAGTTCTTAC